ATGGTGGGTCGAAAACCTAAAGAAAAAGAAAAACTGTTATGTGCTGCATGTCAAAAGGAAAAAGACAAAGATTCTGGCTTTTATAATTCCCGCAGCAAGCTTTACGAAAAAATAGGAAAAGTACCAATTTGTAAATCTTGTCTCAAGAAAAATATTGATTACAGCAACATGGACTCTGTATACACTGTCTTACAGCAAATCGATGTCAAATTTGATCCTTTATACTGGGAGCAAGCAGTTCAAAGAAAAACTGACACATTTAGTGCATATATGACAATGGCAAATTCCCTAAAGCAGTTTAATGGAACTGGTTGGAAGGACAGTATTCTAGAACAACAAGAAAAAGCTATTGCTGCCGAAACTCAGCGTGATTCAGTAGAACAAGTCTCAGATGAAATAATTGATAAATGGGGAATTGGTTATACACCCGATGAATACCACCAGTTTGAAAGGAAGTACAACAAACTCATTCGAAATTATGGAGAAAAAACCGCTCTCCATACTGAGGGATTACTCTCCTATATTCGCTTTCGTGTCAAAGAGGAATTAGCTACAGCTAAGGGTGAAGTAAAGGAAGCTAAAGAGTGGGGTCAAATGGCTTCAAAAGCAGCTACTGACGCAAAGATCAACGTTTCTCAGTTAAGCAAAAGCGATATTAGTGGCGGTGTGGATGTGCTGTCACAACTCTTCGAAGCAGTTGAAACTGAATTAGGCATCATCCCTCTCCTTCCCCGCCTAACCGCTCAACCTTACGATGATGCTGATTTAATCATTTGGGCCATAATCAATTATTACAGAAGACTAGAGGATAAAGAAAAAGTAGCTTATAAAGACATATATCATTTTTACGATGAGATGCTCGAAGAAGATTTCAAATCAAAGGGGCTGACTACAGAAGAAATTGAAAACTTGAAAAAAGCACGAAACAACGTTTTCCGTGACTTAGAAGATGTGTATAAAGAGCCACTTTACGACACTGGGGATGAAGAATAATGGCAAGCTACAAAAACTTCACCTCTAAGAACAATAAACATACAAAAAATCGAACAGATATTTATGAATCCTCATTTGAAACTCCAGTAAATCCCAATGATAGCTCTAACTTAATACAGAAAAACATTTCAAAATGGGCAGAATTCACCTCCTTCATTCGTTTTTATCCTGATATTTTTTATGACATGTTAAAACCTGAAGTTGGTGGAATTGAACTTGATTTATACCAAAGAGTTATGATGAGAACCCTAAGTCGCTTCCCTCAAAATTACTTCTGTATTCCTCGCGGTGGATCAAAATGTGTTGCAGGAGACACAGTTTTATTTACTGAAAATGGATTAGTAGAAATTGGCGAACTATTTAATTACGAAAAAAAAGAGTCTGAAGTTGAAACAATACATAAAATCTCAATGAAAAACAGATATGGTCTAATGGAAACTTCTATGGCCGGCATATCAAGCGGATTCAAGAAAACGAAGAAAATCAAAACTCAAGATGGTTATGACTTGGAAGCAAGTTTAAATCACCCAGTATTAGTAATGTGTGAAGATGGAAAACTAAGATACAAAAATTCTAGTGAAATTAAAGTTGGGGATTTATTACCTATTTCAAGAAACAATAATGTATTTGGAAGTGAAACAAAGCTAAATGTAAGCTTTGATGATTTCTTAAATGGATTTAGCAATCAAGGCAGATGGCAAGTAGAAAGAAACAAATTCAATATTCCAGAATACATTGATGAACAATTAGCATTAATTATTGGTTATCTTCTTGGTGATGGTTGCTTGACTAGAAACAATTCAATACTTTTTACAAATGAAGACGAAGATATATTAAATAATTATATAGATTATTTTAACAACGTATTAGGTATTGCAGTTAAGCAAAAAGATAGAATTAATTTTATCGTATTTGGTAAGCTCATTCGAGAATTCTTCAGACAGTTAGGACTGGAAGAAAAAGATGCTTTTGGTAAGGAAATACCTAAAATTATACTTAAAGCACCTAAAAATATTGTTGCAAAAACAATACAAGGTCTATTTGATACCGATGGATGTGTGACAAATAAAAGCGTACAATTTTGCACTGCATCAGAAAAAATGAGTAAACAAGTTCAAATGTTACTTTTAAACTTTGGTATTATTTCTTTCAGAAAAAAATATCTAAATAAAAAATTTAATACTTATCATTATAAGATCAATATTTCTACAAAGAATATTGATCTTTTTTTACGGGAAATTGGATTTAGTTGTTCAAGAAAGCAAGAAAAACTTATATCAATATGTAACAAAAATCGCAATCCAAATAAAGATGTCATCCCTTATCAGCAAGATAACATTATAGCAATTTATCCTAAAGGTAAAACAAGAGATAAATTTTATCATGTTCTTAAAGGATCTAATGATCTTACTTACGAAAAATTATCACTATTATTAAGTGAAAATGAGCGTTTTGATAATAAAGATAGCGATGAATTCAACCATTTAGTAGAGCTTTATGATTCTAATTACTATTACACTAAAGTAATTGAAACAGAAGACTCTGAGAACTACGTTTATGATCTATATATGCCTTTAACCAACTCATTTGTAAGTAATGGATTAGTTAGTCATAATACATTGACTCAAATCATGGTTGCGTACCATACAGCAATCTGCTTCCCAAATGTCACATTAGCAATAACCGCTTCAACCAAAGAATCTGCGGTTAAAATTTGGAAAGAAAAACATGATGAAATTTTAAGGTTCTATCCTTCTATTGCAGATGAAATCAAAAGCGAAAGTTTTTCCAAAGATACTGGAAGAGTTGAATTTCAAAATGGCGCAATTATCGATAACCTAGCCAATGCCCAATCTTCAAAGGGATTACGTAGAAGACGTGGCTCTCTTGAAGAATCTGCATTAATCGATAAAGATCTCTATGATGATGCCATTGAACCAATATTCAATATTCCACGAACTACAATGACTGGTGAAATTGATCCTGCAGAATTAAATGGTCAAATAAACCGTTTTTCAACATCAGGATACAAAAACTCTGATGAATACGAAAAGATTCTTACTATGGTTAAAGAAACTGGTGACTTGAAAGGCTCCTTTGTGTTTGGATCTGATTGGAGAATTCCTATCCACTTTGGTCGTCAAAAAATGTCCACGATTAATAAAGCCAGACAAGGAAACGTTACCCGTTTTCGACAAAATTACCTTTGTGATTGGATTGGTGCAAGTGACGGAGCTTTAATCAACATCAGTAAATTAATTAAAGCCAGAACTATTACACAACCAGAGCTATCTTGTCCTCGGGATAAAAACAAAAACTTTTTGCTTAATGAGTATGTTATTGGTGTAGACGTTGCACGTTCTGCAGCTGAGTCAAACAACAAAACGGCTATTATTGTTTTAAAAATTATTAGGAATAGTAACAACCTTATTAGACAAGTTCAAGTAGTTAATATCATTGAACCACCTAATGGATTAAGCTTTAAGGAACAATCCATCATGGTGAAAAGAGTCTTTAAAAATTATGGCGGAAACCAAGACCTCTCACTCTCTAGAGTAAAAGCTGTTGTTGTTGATGGTAATGGAGTCGGCGGTGGATTAATCGACCGATTATTAGAAGATGTTACTGATCCTGAAACAAATGAAGAGCTTGGATGTTGGGCTACAATTAACACTGATCAAAAACCAGACGTGCCTAATTCACCTGAAGTCGTTTACAATCTAAAATCACAAGGTATAAACCAGGATATTATCACCCAGTTTTTAGACTATGTTGAATCGGGGAAGTTAAAGTTACTCAAAGCTTTCGAAGATATCAAAAACCAAAAAGACATTGCAGACGATGTTATGGTTGAAGCAGCATGTATTCAAACTCAGTTGTTTATTGACGAAGTGGCCAACCTACGGATCAAGAAAAACCAAAATTCTTTTACTGTAGAACAGGTTGTAAAACGTATCGATAAAGACAGATACAGTGCGATTGCTTACGCCTTATATTACATTGCTCAATTTTTAGAGAAAGAGGAATCCGATGAAGAATATTCATTTGGGTTCTTTTTTAATTGAATTTTTTAATCAGGAGGTGAAAAATGGATACCCAAAAAGAGCCGTCCTATGAATATAATACTGATTTATCAAACCTGGATTCGCTATTCTTCATTACCTCAAATACTTCAGTTTCATATGATCGAGTGAAAACTTGGCTTAATAATCACAATCTTTATAACAAACAAATTCGAAATGCCTCAAAATTTCTTTATAATTCAAATGGTATTTACAGAAATGTAATTGACTACATGGTTTCGCTCCCTACTCTAGATAGAGTTGTCTATGGGAACTCAAATGATCATAGTCAATTAAAATTGGACAAACGAACATATGAAATCGCGTTAAGAAAAATAAATGACAAAAATATTGTCCGAGATTCACTTAGAAAACTAAGTCTTTACGGCACATCTTTCCACTATTTCGAATCAATTGTAGCCGACAACTTTCCTAAAACACTTAGTGATTATGAAGTTGATTCCATATCTGAAATCAACGATGCACAAGAGTTCAATTGTTCTATCCTCTCGCTCCCTATCGATTACTGTAAAATTGTCGGGAGAAAAAACTCTTCTTATTTAGTGGCTTTTGATGTCTCCTACTTTGATCAATTCACAAGCAAAGGGAGATCTTTAAAACTTAAAAGGTGGCCAAAGGAATTTAGACAAGGTTATGTTGAGTACAAAAAAGATCTCAATAAACGTTGGCTCGTATTAGACAACAATAAGACAATCACCGTTAAAGGCAGTGCTGATATGGAAGATCAATGGGGACGACCGATTGGACTAGCTGCATTTGTTGATATGGTTTATGACGATTATTTTGTTGATACAAAAAGAAACATCCTTGATGATTTGAACAGTACATTAATTTATCAAACATTGCCCGAAGGTGAAAAGAAAGGTGTTTCTTCCTTAACGCAAAAGCAACAAGAGCAACAGCACAACAGCATCAAAAATGCCTTAGTTTCTAAAGGCGCTGTCAAAGGGATAAAATTCTTCTCTTTGGCCTCAGGCACTAAGCTAGACAAACTTGAGACAAACGTTGATTTCCTTAAAGTCAAAGGTGAAGATGAATTAATAAAACGAATATCAACTAACTTAGGTTTTGCAGGTTCAGCGTTAAATGGTCAAGACGGAAATTATTCCTCTCAATCTACAAACATTGAAATGGTGTCCTCACAAATTTTCTCCTGGTTAGAACAGATCTCTAGTGAGTTTAACAAAGTCATTAATTCAAATATCATTAAAAATCCCAAGTCTTATGTTGAAGTTTACTATCTCCCCCTTACCCACGTTAACCGTAAAGAAAAAGTCCAAAATATGAAGGACTTGTACACGAGTGGTCGAGGAAGTTTAACTGCTTGGATAGCAGCTACTGGGTGGAATCCTGATGCCTACTTGTCATTAATGGAATATGAAAAAGAAGAAGGATTCGATGAGAAGTTCCCTGTTCATGAAACTTCCTACACTATGAGTAAGAATGATAAGTCTGCTGGTCGTCCTGAAGACGATAGTTCTCAAAACGAGAACACCATTAAGTCCAAAACAAATAACAGTAACGGTACGCCCTCTGGCTCATGAAGGGAGGTGAATTAATATTTGAGAAGTGCAATCTTAGAGATTAATAATCAACGAAAAGTAAGTGGACGAACCTTTGTAAAGTGGGTTGTTCTTGAAATACATGAAAACAATGCCCAATACAATAAAAACGGTATTACCTGGATCGAAAAACACGTTAATGCAAACTTAAATTCCATTAAGGATATGCCGCTGTGTGTAGAATTTATTGATTGTGAAAATAGTGAACCATTTGGCCATGGCATGACAGAAATTAAAGATGGGACTCCCCTGTTTGAAAACAGCACTGTAGTTGGTGTTACAACCAATGGATATATCGACACTATAGAAGTAAATGGTCAACAAAAAAGAGTGTTAATTGGTGAGGGTTTTATTTACAACCAAAGGTACCCTAAGTTTGTACAATGGCTTAAATCGAAAATGTTTGATGGCGAATTCCCTGAGACCTCAGTAGAAATTTCTGCAGTTGAAGGCAGTTCTTCAATTGAGTATGACGGTGGGTATAAAGAAAAAGGTCGTATACCTATGAGATTTGATTTCACCGGCGACGCAATTCTCGGAATTGATCCAGCTGATGATGCTGCTGTCTTACTGGAACTAAATAATAATCACAAGGAGGAACAGTCAATGGCAAAAACACAAGATGAAGCATTAGTTGAATTGAATAATAAGCTAAACATTGAGAATAAAGCACTTGAAACAAAAGTGGCTGAACTTAATGAGGCGCTTAAGAAAAAAGATGAGGAGTTAAATGCTGCAGTAAAAGCAGCTAAAGATGAGAAAGCAAAAGTTGAGGAGAAAGAAAAAGAAATCAAAAAAGCAAAAGAAGAAAAAGAAAAAGCTGATGCAGAGTTGAATTCACTGAAAGATTTCAAACAAAACGCAGAAAACGAAAAGCTAAAAAGTGAACTAAATCAAGATCTCAATAAATATACAGAGAAAGAAAAATTGGTCGCGAAAGAAAAAATCGAACTCTTCTCCAAATCTCCTTCTCTTGAGCTAAAGGCACAAATTCTCTCGGAAATTAACTCTTCAATTGCTCAATCATTTATTGCACAACGTCAAAAGAATCAATCAACTGAAACAAATAGCACTAATGATAAAGACATTTTTTCAGAAATTAATGATGCTGGACAAGAAAGCTCAGTATCTATTAATGATCTCTATTAAGATAAAATAACACTTTTATAGAAATGAGGAATTTATATGTTCAAGTTTGGAACTATTGGTGCCTTCAAACAGGTGCGAAATAACCCGCGTTGTAAAGCAACAAAAGATTTAGTGCCTGGCTTGGTTGTGTTACCAGATGACTCTATTGGCCTGGCGCCTACCCCTGCCGATGCTACAGCAGCAAAGGGCGACATTTATGTTGTTGGCAATATCATTGATAAACCTGAGGTTAGAAACAAAGCTGATTTTAAAGTATTGAAAGATGAATACGTTCGTGCTTTCCGTGTAACTGATTTGGCTGACCTACCAGTTGAATTGAGTCAAGATACAGTTCAAGGTTTTGATGCTCTCATTGTGGGAGATGTTATTGTCCCAGCAGGTGATGGAACTGGTCAATGGACTAAAGCTGGAGAAGATGTTGCTGATTATAAAGTTAAGCTTAAAGTTCTTGAAAAAACTACATTCGGTGGTAAAGGTCTGTACTTAAAAGTACAAGCCTAATCCCTAACTTTTGGAGGTAAAACTTATGAAAATTGAACTTAATAACGTAAAACGGGATTCAGATGTGTTTGCTAATCCCAAGTTAAATTCAAAATCGCCAATTATTGAGATATTCTCTGCAATTGCAACAGGAAAAGATATTTCTAAATTCGGTAATAAAGCCGATACAGTTATGAAACATGTCAAAGATTTAGCAGCTCAAGCTGTACTAGGAAACCCCGTGGCAAAAGCTGAAATAAATACAATTGTTAGATTGGCAATTGAACCTAAACTTATTTCAGCTGTTAAATTATTTGATTTCATGGGTACTTTTAGACAAATCGGTTATGATCAACAACCAATGATGACTACATACGCACACGAATCAATTAGAAGTGGTTTCCAAGCTTCTCGTGGAGACGTTCCTTTTGCTACTACAACTTGGAACGAATACCCTATTGGAACACAGACTATTTCAGCAGGCTATGCTGTTAATTACCGTGAAATCCAAAGTGGAAACCTAGATAAAGTTGCTGAAGGTATGGAACAAGTTCAGACCGATATGATGAATAAAGCTATGTATTATGTCGTAAATGAAATGTACAACGCCATTAAGTCAGCTACCGGTGTTAAATATTTCTCGGAAAATGCCGGTATTCAAAAATCTGCAGTTGATGACACTATTAAGAAGGTTCGTAGATTCGGTCAACCATCTATCGTTGGTGATTATTCTGTTGTTTCTCAGTTAAATGATTTTGCTGGATTCCAAGCAGTCGCCGGAGATGCAACTAGTACAAAATTGCCTGAATCAGTAATGGATGAAATCCGCAAGACAGGTTTACTGAGTACTTATAAAGGTTCTTCTGTTGTTGAATTACCTAATGCATACAACCTCACTGAACTTAACAAGACTGGAGATAACTTCAAAACTTACCTTCCTGAAGGTCTTCTATTCTTCATTCCTCAAGGTGCAAAATCTCCTCTTCAAGTATTCCAACGTGGTGGATTAACTTCTATGACAGGTAACGATATCGTGTCTGGTACAGAGATTACTCGATTTGACATGGAAATCGGTGCAGGTGTAGCTAAAGGACAAGAATATCAAATCGGATTAATCCGTGATGAAAATTTCGAAATCACACCTGAATAAAATCATTATGGAGGGCATTGTCCCTCCTAAGTAAAATTATGGAGGGTATTATGTCAATTAATTTAGATAAGAAAATCGCTATTAAAAATTTGTGCTCGTGGGACTTATATTTCAAAAAATTAGAAAGCCATGGAGATTTCCGTTTACCTGCTAATGGCATTCGTCAAATTACAGTAGGTGAAGTTCAGTCTCAAGTTTTTGATAATGTGAAAATGTTTGTAGGCACTGATGGGCAAGGGTCTCATGCGAAAATTTTCATTGATGATAAAGAAACTAGGGTTCACCTTGGGTTTGAGGCTGCTGAAAATGACAGTGAGCAAGAAGTGATCACACCTGAAAGAATCAAGCAGATTTTAGCTTACAAAACTCAGAAAACATTCGAAGAAAATGTAACTAAAGATATCAAACTAGAATCCGAAAAAGCTCAGTTATTTGAAATTGCAAAGAAAGAAAAAGTAAATGACTATAAAAAGATCAAGTTTATCGAAGAATTTACTGGTTTTAAGTTTGATACAGAATCATAAGGAGTGATTTAATGACACCTTATGAAAAAATTATCAATGTTTTTCATTCTTTGTTTCAATCGAACGAAGTGTTGCCCGAGGGTCTTGAAAAACAGTTTTTGATTAATGCTATTAGCGATTACGAAACAGATCTTACAGATCTTGGTTTCCATGAAGAAACTAATACGTTTGATGTCAAACTTTCAAGAGCTCAAACCCAATTACTCGGAATGCTTATGTACAGAGGATATTTAGGCAGATACAGAGATAGAGCTCTCAAGTTGAATAACGTAATTGGACGAGATATTCAATTAACAGGCTTAGCAAACACAAAAGCACAAGTAAATAGAGCATATGAGAGCTTGTGTGATGATATTGATCAAAAAATTAGCAAGCTTAAAACCAATAATTTCGAGTGAGGTGCTTAGATGTCAATAGATTGGTACCTTTCTTCCTCCTCGAATTATTTAAGTGGCTGGGAAAACGATGAATTTAATACGAACAAATATGAAATATTTAAAGAAATTCTTGCGAATTCACCCGAAACATATGATATTGAGCTCAATCATAAGTCTCAACAGGTAATTATCCAAACAACCCAAGACAGTGAAACTAAGAAAGTGCTTACCGTATTAGGATTGCTTAATCCAGGCGACTTGATTAAATATGATGATAGTTATTGGATTGTTAATTCAAGACCTACAGACAATAAAATGAACGATAGTGCTACTATGAGACAATGTAACACTTCATTTTTTCTAACCTCAGAAGACAAGTTAGTCGATACTGGCAAAATTAACGAAATCACCGGTAAGCCAATTTATGAAAAAGTACCTGGTGAAAAAACTGAAATCCCCTGCATATTCGAAAGGACAACTTCAATAAATGGCACTGAATTGGCGGTAAATCTTCCGGATGGTCAAGCAAACATTACAATTCCTTATCTTGTTCATGAAAAATTGAAAATCGGACTTACCCTCACCTTCTTTGGCGAAGATTATCAAGTTGATGATATAGACTATTCTAAAGTTTATGGAGACCACGGAACAATAAAATTGGTTGCCAAAAAGAAAGTTGGTGAAAAGACATTAGCATGACTGTTGAACAGATGACAAAAGTCTTCAGATTAGTTATGGATGATGTTGAACTGAATCGGCTCTTGTATTACAAAACTGATCCTCTCTCCCCTTCTCATCCAGATGTTCAATCACTCGAAAATTATTATGACTCCACAAATGACTCTCCCGCTATAATCAATACCATATTCAAGCGAGCACCTAAAACAGATGATCTATCGGATTCACCATTATGTAGGATGTGTGTTTATTTAGGGAACGCATTACCAAAACCATCCAACCAAAGTGCGATGCTTCTTGATCAAGACTTGATGATTGATGTTTTCACCCATATTAATACCTTTGAAGAAACCGAATTTAGAAATCTTAAGATTAATGACAGAATTAATAAGCTCTTGTTCAATCAGAATTTTGCTGGTATCGGTAAGACAAACTCTTATAAAAGACTGTTAATCACTAATCCACCTGACGGTTACCTCGGATATAAATTAATATATACCTTTGGGGCGATGAAATGATTGATAGTGAATTCTTTATAACTGGTGAACCAATCCCTACTGAATTTGGCGATTGTCGGTTTATAAAAGTTAAGGAATATGCTTTTTTAACTCCGTACCTCAGCTGGTTTAAGATGTCTAAGAAAGAGATTATTTATACTTACAGCAAAAAGGAAAATAATCAATTTGGCCAATTAGATGGTCTTATTGCCGAACTTAAAAAACTGTCATTATTTGAAATTACAAGTATCCTTCCGAATTTTAAAGAAGCGTATGAAGTAATATTTAGTACAGTTTTTAATGGCGTTGAAATTTTAGAGAAACTTACACCGGAAAACTTTGAAGCCCTAAGAGAATTGGTCTTGAGAATGTCTTGTCTAAAAGAGGAAAAAATCAGCTCTAACCCAGAGATACAGCGAGCTAACGAGCGCAGCAAAAGGGTGAAAAGTCAGGATTCGGATATGGTTGATATGGCAGACATCATGAGCAGTGTTGCTGCTCACACTGGATATTTGTACAAAGATATAAATGAAATGACTCTGTTTCAGTTATACATGACTTACTACAGAGTTGGTCAATTCAAACAGTACGATACCTCCACCCTGTTTGCAACCGTTTCACCTGATGCAGCCAAACACATGGAAAGCTGGGGAAAACATATCGACTTATTTGAAGAAGAAAAACACTACATAAGCAGAGAAAGTTTCATGAAACAAACTAAAGGTTTTGGTAAAGGCAGCGCATAGCTGTCTTTTTTATTATTTAAGGAGGCAACAATTAGATGAAAACAGTTATTCAAGATACAGCTGACGTTTATTTTAAACGAAAATCTGACGGTAAGCTTGTATTCACAGCCGAGGCACAAACAGCATCATTCTCCCAAGCAATCTCCGAAGAAAAACTCAGAGGTGGAATCGGAAATAAACCACTTTACATTCTTAAATCTGAGAAGGAAATTAACCTAACTGTCAAAAATGCTTTCTTTGATTTAGAATGGCTTGCAATGACACAGGGTGAAACAATTCAGGAAGAAACAAAAGTAAAGGTTTTCGATAGAGAACATGGACTGATTGTAGATGATACAAACAAAGTTACTCTAAAAGGAAAACCTGTAAGCGATGTTACTTTCTATAACAAAAAAGGTTTAACATATAAGATTGCTGTTTCAACTGATGGCACATATACAATTCCAACAGCATTTGCGGCTGCTAAAGACAAACTAACAGCTGTGTATCAAATTGAAAAAGTCGGTAGACGTTTAGCCATTAAAGCCAGCAAGTTCTCAGAACGATATGAAGTTGAATATCGCACCATTGCTTATAACCCTGATACAGAAGAAGTTTACAGTGACATCTATATCCAGTTCCCTAACGTTTCTCCTTCAGGGGAATTTGAAATGTCATTAGAAAATGGAAATGCTTTAGCACCTGAAATTAAGTTTGAAGCGTTAGCAGATACAGATACAGACGAAATGGCTGTAGTAATCGAAGCAAGTAGAGATGAAAATACCGCAGCTCCGGTTGAGGACACAACAGGTTCAACTCAAAGCTCAGATCTTGGCGGAACAACTGAATAATTAAGGAGGCGTTTATTATTGCTTTTTTAAACCAGGACGGTGATAAATACACCTCTGCAAAAGATGATGGGACAGGTAATCCCATAACAGCTGTATCAATTGAACGTTCCACTGTCCCCTTGGAGGTTGGTCTCAATAATGACCAGCCTCTTAATGTTAATGTGGCCAACACTGCACTTGATGTAAATATAACTAATACGGCTTCTGTCCCTGTTTTGGTTAAAAACACTGCAGCAATTAAAACCCAAGTTCAAAAATCCTATTCTGAATTTGTTGTTACTGATGCTGATACCGTAGCTACAGGTGCAACTAAGTCTTATACAGTTGATCTAATCGATTCACTTGGTGTTTTCAGAACTTACGGTGTTGCTATGTACACAACTCAAACAGACAGCTCAAACAGCAAAGTTTTAGCAAGTATTTATTCCGTACCGAAAAACATCCCATTTTATTCTGCGACTACATCAGGTAATGATAATTCTGTTCTATTCAACAGCATTGCTTTTGTTCAGAATTACCCTTTACAAAAACAATTAACTTTCACTGCTCCAAAAATACATCTGACAGTTAAAGCAGCCGGTACAGTTGATCTAACTGGGTTAAAAATCGTTGTTTGGGGGATGGAATAATGACATTTGATGAAGTATGTGGTCTGTTCAAACAATTTGATGGTTTGGAACAAAAATTCCTATTGCTATCAGATGGATCCTATATCAGTGTTGATGATTTCAAGCAACGGTTTGAAGGCGACTTCAATGAATACGAACCTTTAAGTTCGCTTCAGTCATCCCCTTCTTCTACCCCAGCTTGGGAAGGTATATGGAATAAGCTACAAGAGGATGGGCTTTTTGAATAAGTCCTCCCCTCTTGTTTTTCTAGATAAAAGACAGTTTTTATTCAAATTAAGGAGGTGGAGTTGTTGACAGAAACGACTGAAAATGTCGTAGTTACGATTCCAGACAAGACTTCATTTACATTTCATGAAGCAACAACTTCCCCATCAGAAGGTGAAGAATTTGTAGTGAGTCATTTTCGGGAACTTACTGTTAAGATCACTGGTTCCTCTACTTCCCGGGAAGTTAAATTCTATGCAGTCGATGAAAACGGTGAAAAGACTGCTTTAAGTGGCACTAACAAAACTGATTTTCAACTCGCCAGCAGTACATTGAACACAAATGAATATTGGGACTTTGATATTGCTGGACTGTTTAAAGTAATGTTTGAAGTTTCCGCAGTTAATGGTGATGTATCTGTTAAAGGAAATGCGGTGAGCTAATGAGTAGCAGTAAATTTGTTGGTCAATTAAAACAAAACAATGAACAAATAAACAACCTAAAGGAAATCACTACACAAGCCGAAAAGCATATGGTTGTCCACGAACAAAAGCTCACTGAAATAGTTGATGAATTCATAGAGAAACAAAATTATGAGTTGAAGAATCATACAGAAAATAAAAATAACCCCCACCAAGTTACTAAGGAACAGTTAGGCTTGGGTAAAGTAATAAATATTGAGCAGGCAGCTAAATCAGATTTTGACTCCCATACTGCAGATACTATTGTGCATATTACAACCACTGAACGCAATACATGGAACGCCAAAGAAACAACAGCAGGATCTCAATCAAAAGCTGATCAAGCACTTACTAATGCAAAAGCTTACACTGATACCCATGTCTCCAATAAATCTAACCCACATGGTGTTACTGCTTCACAAATTGGACTAGGAAATCTAACTAACGATAAGCAGGCGACAAAAAGTGAATTTGATTTGCACGCTGGCGATACAACTAAACATGTTACTGCTACTGAAAGAAATTCATGGCTTTTAAAAAGCGATATCACTTCCTCTGTTACCAGTGGAGATACTTCCAAAGTATTAAACGGAGAAGGCGCAAAATTACTTAATGATAAGATAACCGAATTACAGAATGAGGTTTATTTAACTGATTTATTAAGTGTTACTACAGGTGAAGTCACTCTAAAAGATGACATAACAAAGTACAAGAAACTACTTGTTGTAACTGGAGGAGTTTCAACTGGTGATGTTAGAACGTCATTAGTTAGATGTTTCTACACGTACACCTTCAGGCCTCTGACCGACACAATTAATGTCTCTACTTCTAGGGGGAAATTCTCTGCCAGTATTACTTCAAATACTTCAATAAGCATTACACAAGCAGATGATGCCTTAAGATACATTATTGGTTTGAAATATTGAAAGGAGGGTTTGCTATAAACGTTTTTATTATCGATAAAATAACGAAAAAAATTATAAAAAGAAACATTGGCTTGCCTGATGACAGCAATAAAGAACTCTCTTCCTACTTTGATAGTAATGAATATGATTTATCAAAACACTTTTTTGCAACCGGAGAAAATTTAGAGGAAGGCTTTTATAAGATTGTAAATGGTCAGGTAGTTGCTAAAACCACTGAAGAGTTAATTGCTGATAAAGTCATACCGCCAACGACGGAAACACATCCTGAGCCAGTGTTAACCATTGAAGATTTAAAAACCCTGAATGATGCGTTAGGTAAGCAATTGGTATCGGAAAAACTAAAAAATACACAATTAGAGAACAAGCTTTCCAATCTCGGAAAAACTGTTGTTTCTATAAAATTAGGAGTGTTATAAAATGACTGATTTTGAATTTTGGGAAATGGCATACCGGTATGAATGGGCAACTAAAGATGATTTAAAAAAGGCTGTAGAACTTGGAGATATCACTCCAGAAGAATATAAAAAGATTACTAATGAAGACTATGTAGCTGCTTAAGAAATATTATATGGAGGATATTTAAGGAGGAAATAAGATGACAACAAAAAAGTTAAATTTAGGTTTAATTGAGGAGAGCGTCAGTAAATATGACAAGAAAGAAAAAGTCCAATTAACTGATGACGTACATGTATTTATTTATCCATACTTCTCTCCTTCTCGATTGACAAAAATGTTATCCGGATTGATTTCTGATCAAGAAGAAGCAAAAAAAGCAGGGATTAAATCATTTAAGGATATAAATCAAGTTCAATGGGCATTCTTTTCACTAGTTAAAGAATTTACGGACTTGGGCATTCCAAATGACATTAAAAATAAAGTCAAATGGTATCTTAAACTTGTAGATTCAGAGTTCTTCCCTTTGATTATCAACAGCTTCCCTAAAGAAAGTTTAGAAAAACTGGGTAAAGCCACTGTTGTGCTGCAACAAAACATAGATGAGTTATCAAAAAAATCTCAGGAAGAAGCAAATAATCTTATCCTTCAAAAGGTCGAAGAGATTGAAAGCAGCGCTGATCCACTGTAATGGCGAAAAACATAAAAGAAATCAAAGCAATGGTTGAACAAGCTGCAATTCAGTCTATACATAAATCTTCCTCTAACGTTAAGCAAGTCATGACGAAAACAGGTCAAGATCATGTTGAAGAAGATGTTTACGGCACCTATAGCCCCCTACTTTATGAACGTACAGGAAAGCTTAAAGACGCTTTTATAACCACCAACGAGAGTAACGGGGTATCCTTGGACAATATTAGAGAAGATGATGGGAAAGATGTTGCTACAGTCATTGAAACCGGACAGGGGTATACATACCCTGATTCATATGGATATGGCTACGGTAAACCTCGTCCTTTTATGAAGAAAACCTCTGAGACACTAAAAGATGGACGATTAACTGCAGCGCTAAAAAAAGATTTAAAGGCAGATGGAATTAAAACAGACTAATGGCGGTGAATTAATGGCCAAATCAATTGAAAAGAATATGCTCAGATCTCGAGCAATAAAACTCCCCGAGGTCACGGAATCAATGTGGGAGCAAGTAGATGAAGAGCACAGAAACTTGGTTCAAGAGTTTTTAGATGCTCATTCATTTAGAGATAAAACACGAAAGCAGTATTACTCCTCCCTTCGCCAATTCTTTTGGTGGGTACATACCTCTCTTAACGGGAAAAAACTTTATAAGATTTCAAAGCGTGATTTCATTAGGTATCAAAGTTTCTTAAAGAATCGTGGGATGTCTTCAAGTGGGATTGCTTTAAAAAAAGCCGGTGTATCCTCGTTAAATAATTATATCGAAAATGTTGTTGCAGAAGATGATCATAATTATGAGAAATTCAGAAATTTCACCCGCGGGCTTCCAGCTATTCCTAAAACCACTACCTATGAAAAAGTTAAAGTTACATATGATGATTATAAACTGATGATGGACGCCCTAAAAGAGGACGAAAATTATTTGGGGATGGCATGGCTTGCTACTGCCTTTAATGTTGGCGGGCGAAGAGCAGAACTCATACAGTTAAAAACAGAAATATTAGATTACCCTGTTCCAGAGGGTCAGTCATACGTGATGAGTCATAAGGTATTTGGAAAAGGTAAAGGTGAAGGAAAACCTCTTGAGTACATGATTAACACAGAAGCACTGGAGTATCTTCGTTTATGGCATGAAAAACGTGGCTATGATCATGAATACCTCTTCACTACTCAGTATGGCGGAGAGCCTAAACAGATGTCAGAGTCTTGGGCTGATTATTTTTGCTCTGATGTGTTATCAGACATCCTTGGTCGACGTATAAACCCCCACCTCTTTAAAGCTTCGTGCATCACTTATCTCCTAGAAGTTAAGAAAATCAAAATTGAATTGATAAGCAAATATGTAGCTCATCATGAAGATGTCTCAACAACAATCAAGCACTATGATTTACGGGATTTTGAAGAAGAAAAGAATCAAATATTTGTTTAGTTAAAATCCCTCTTTTATTCAGAATCAAGATTCCTCAAACGAGGAATTTTGCTTATGTATAAAACAAAAAATCACTTTGCCCCTTATAAAGACAAAGTGATTTTAAAATTAGCTATTAGGTAAATCTACTTTTGCAGGAGTACTAGTCCAAGGTTTGCCCATTTTCTTTTTATGAGCTTTATCTTCAAAAAATTGAACTGTAGCATACTGATACCAGCTATCAGTCATTGCCCCTTTTTCATATAAATCATATTTATAATACGCATCAGGGATTTGTTCTTTAGCCCAATAAGAGAATAAAATTGTGGCAGCCTTACTCCCCCATCCCAGCCCAGGGACAATACCGACTAATGACATTGTAACTGATAACGCATTTTTAGCTGCTTTTGTATGTCCAGATAAAGTCCCCACATAATGGTATCCTTTTTTAGGTTTTGCAGCCTGTGTTGTGAATTCATTAGAATTTAAATTATTGTTTTCATAATTTGTTCTGTTAGCAACATTTTCATCATACTCAAAGTTCAAGCCTTTTTGTTCTATGCCATCGACTTTTACAGTGTGATCATTTCCGTTCATCTGAACTTTGTGAGATTCATTTCCACTCACATACTCAATTTCAACTAATTTCCCGTTCGATGAAATCTTTTCACTTTTCATTTTGTAATGTTGTGCTAGTTCTTCGTAAGAAGGGGTTTTCTTAGAGTCCTCCTTAGCAGAAGCGTAACCTGCAGGTAAAAGTGAGCCTAAAGTCAATGATGCAGCCATAACACAAGTAATAACTCTTTTCTTTCTCAATTAAAATCCTCCTTGTGTTACACCTTAAGAATCTGAATTACTAAATACTTGCTTAATTTTATAAGCAATTACTGCGAGGTATAAAATTGCAACAAACACTAAAACTCCAGTGCCATAATCAGTTTTTGCAACTAGAAAAAGACTTAACACACCGAAAATAATGTACATTACAATATCAAAGATATTTTTCTTGTTGTTCATTTAAACTCCCCCGTTTAGCAATTGATTCCAGGTGCATATTTGATTGCAGCCCCAGTGTATTAAATACTTACAATTTTGTCCAATCCGAACTCTCTGGCAATATTACTTTAATCATATCGCAAAATAATTTTTCGAATTATTTTCAGCACACCTACTCTAACATGATTCTTTTTTGATTTACATAAAAAATCGAAAAATTGAGTCGTTTTTCCTTGGAGAGTAACTGTGTATAAATCTTAAAAAGGACTATTCATTCATTTTGATAATTAGAGAAACGTACTCTTAGAAATCTAATTTCCATTAAAATCCTTTGCGTATTTGTCGATAATATGGAGAGGTGATGAAAATGTTCAATAAGAAAACAGTTAGACGAAAATTGGCGGAACTAGATGCATCAGAATTAATAAAATTTATAAGAACAGAATTTCCGTCTACTGGACAAGACTTCAATTCATTAAATACAAAGCTTCAGGTTTTAAAATCGTTAAACCATGAGGAATTATCCTCAGCAATAGCAAGGATGTCAAGAATTGAAACAGCATGCGATGTTTCAAAAACGATATCTTTATCCGCAATTGTTGTAACAAGTATAACGCTTTTATTTAAAACAGTGTTCGGTGATAATAGCTCAGTAATGTCCTTTTTGGTAATTTTTTGTGTCATAGCCATATACGGATACACTTTACTTGATAAAAGGACTCATACGACTGCTGTATATTTTAAAGACCTCCTCACTAGAATAAAAAGTGATAAATAAATCCTCTGCATTCATATAGCCCTACTGAAAACCATGGTATAATGTAGGAAAATGATACCGGCGGTGGTTGAATGGGATATAAGTTAATGGCTTATGGTGGCTATTTTTTATTCTGTCTTTTCTTTTTGCTAATGGATGGCTGGAGAGGCATGGGAATTTGCTTAATAATTGCAGGATTAGCCCTATTAGCACTTGAACCTTACAAAATTAAAAGCCAAAAAAATATAGATAAACTAAAAGAAAATGCGGAAACACTTAAGCACTTCGACGTTGGTTTTAAACCAGACAATTTCTTTAATACTTACAAAACTAAAATTGCTTTTAAAGAATCTGATTCTCTTGTGAAAATATATCTGCTTAATAGAGATGAACATATTGAAGAATACACAATCCCTTTTTCCAATATTATCGAATCCGAAATTACTTTAGACAATCAAATAATTTCCAAAGTATCAAAATCGGGAATTATAGCTGGTGGTCTGTTAGCTGGAGGCATTGGAGCTACAATTGGAGGGTTGTCTGCCTCTTCAATACAAAATGAAATGGTCAAATCCGTCACGCTAAAGATTACTGTTGAAGACCTAGGTAAACCTATCCATTACATCGATTTTCTCCCCACACAAGAAGTTGAAGGGTATAATACTCAGGGGTATAAGAAAGATAGCAATATCATTCAACAAGCACTTAAGAATGCAGAATATTGGCATGGTGTTATGGATGTAATTATTAAGAAAGCAAACAAAGTCGCTCAATAACTGAGTGGCTTTTTTCTTTGTCCTCTCCCCTACTGAAAGGAAGTGATTCTTACTTGAGTCAAAACCTCAAAATTATACTAACCCCACAAGCTGATACCTCATCTAAAACTGTCGAACAGTTAAATCAGCAAATTAAATCTCTGGAAAAGAAACTCAACTCCCTCAAGCTCAATACGAATATTGATTCTACAACCTTTAAAGCTCTGCAAGAATTCTCCTCTGCTGTCGATGCATATCAGAAAAACCTAAAATCCTATAATCAAACAGTTAGAGAAACCTCAACAGTAATTAAGAATGCTGACGGATCGGTTGAAAAACTCACCCAGCAATATAAGAAGAATGGTGAAATACTTCAACGCGAAACGAAAATAATCAATAATCGCAATACTGCTCTAAAGCAAGAAACTCAAGAGGTTAACAAGCTTACACAGGCCACTGAGAAACTAGGACAGGTTCAAAAAAAGACTGTGCAGAGAAATCTGCAAGGACAACCAACAAAGATTGTGCAGAAAAATCGTCAAGGGTTCGATGATATTGTTTATACAACTGATCCTAAAACTAATTCGACCTCTTCAAAAACTACAACTAATTATGATCAACAAAGGAGAGCAATTGAGCAGCTTAAGCAAGATCTAGAGAAGCTTAGACAGCAAGGTATTGTTACTGATACGACCATCTCATCTCTTGGCCGAAAAATAAACACAGCTCAATCCGCTCAACAAATTGAAGCACTGCAAAATAGGATAAGGATGTTAGATGATAAATCTGCGGCAGTTGCTAAGAACAACGAATTAAAGAAAACTATTGAATTGTATCAGCGACAGGCACAAGTGAATGTCCAAAACCTAAATACACGGTATGGCAGTTCAATGGGCTCTAGTAATAGACAAGCTGTTCAAGATTATTTGAATGCAGTAAATAGTCTTAATGTAAGCACTGGAAGCAATAATATCAGATCACAAATTCAAAGCTTGAATATGCAATTTAGAGAATTAGCCTCCAGCGCTCAAGCAGCTGCTAATCAAGCCTCTTCTTTTGGAGCAGAACTAACCCAAACCTTCAAAAGCATGTCCACCTATTTAATCTCCGGTTCTTTATTCTATGGGGCTATCTCTGGACTTAAAGAAATGGTATCCCAGGCAGTTGAAATTGATACGCTCATGACAAATATCCGCCGTGTTATGAATGAGCCGGACTATAAATATAATGAACTTCTCCAAGAATCTATTGACTTAGGTGATACACTTTCAAATAAAATCACAGATATTCTCCAAATGACAGGCGATTTTGGGAGAATGGGCTTCGATGAAAGTGAGCTCTCCACGTTAACGAAAACTGCTCAAGTTCTTCAAAATGTCTCCGATTTAACTCCCGATGATACAGTTAATACTCTTACGGCAGCAATGCTCAACTTTAATATTGCAGCCAATGATTCAATATCAATTGCAGATAAATTAAATGAGGTTGATAATAACTATGCTGTTACAACACTCGATCTAGCGAATTCTATCCGGAAAGCAGGTTCAACTGCTTCTACATTCGGGGTCGAGTTAAATGATCTTATTGGTTACACAACCGCAATTGCTAGTACAACACGTGAATCAGGGAATATCGTCGGTAACTCTCTAAAGACAATTTTCGCTCGAATTGGGAATAATCAAAGCTCAATTAAAGCGTTAGATGAAATCGGTATTTCTGTCAAAACAGCTAGTGGAGAAGCTAAATCAGCAAGTGATTTAATTAGTGAAGTTGCTGGTAAGTGGGATACTCTTACTGATGCTCAAAAGCAAAATACTTCAATTGGAGTAGCTGGTATTTATCAGTTATCCCGTTTTAATGCAATGATGAACAACTTCTCTATTGCTCAGAATGCAGCAAAAACTGCAGCTAACTCTACGGGAAGTGCATGGAGCGAGCAACAAAAATATGCTGATAGTCTACAAGCTAGGGTAAATAAGCTTCAAAATAACTTTACTGAATTTGCTATTGCTGCTTCAGATGCTTTTATTAGCGATGGATTAATTGAGTTCACTCAAGCAGCAGGTTCTTTACTTAACGCTTCAACAGGAGTAATCAAATCAGTTGGGTTCCTACCTCCCCTTTTAGCTGCAGTAAGCACTGCAACCCTTTTGCTCAGTAAGAATACCCGCACATTAGCCACCACCCTAATTTTGGGCACACGTGCAATGGGGCAAGAAACTTTAGCAACTGCTGGGCTAGAAGCTGGTATGACTCGTGCAGCAGTTGCCTCAAGAGTTCTAAAAACTGCTCTTCGAGGGTTGCTTGTTTCAACATTAGTTGGCGGTGCGTTTGCTGCTTTAGGATGGGCGCTAGAATCATTAATTTCTTCTTTTGCAGAAGCTAAAAAAGCTAAAGATGATTTTGAGCAGAGCCAGCAAACCAATGTCGAAGCAATTACGACCAATAAAGACTCCACTGATAAACTAATACAGCAATATAAAGAGCTTCAAAAAGTTAAAGAGTCAAGATCTTTAACTTCAGATGAAGAGCAAGAATACCTTCAAGTCACTCAGCAATTAGCACAAACATTCCCTGCATTAGTTAAAGGCTATGATTCTCAAGGAAATGCAATTCTTAAGACAAATAAAGAGCTTGAAAAAGCGATTGAGAATACTAAAGAGTATTTGGCTTTAAAGAAACAAGAAACAAGAGACAGCGCAAAGAAAACATTCGAAGACGCTTCTAAGGAAATTAAAAAGTCTAAGGATGAACTAAAGCAGTACAAACAAATAGCTGATTACAACGATAAAGGTAGACCTAAATGGGATCTCATTGCAGATGACGATGACTATAAGGTTGCAGCTGATAAAGCTAAACAAAGCATGCTCAAAGCTCAATCTGACATTGAGAGTGGAAATGCTAAAGTTAAAGATAGCGTCCTTTCAATTGCAAATGCTTATAGTTCAATTGATATCAGTAATACTTTAAAGACGAGTATTAGTGATGTTGTCAACAAACTTAACTTAAAAGATGATTTAGATCCTGAAGAATTAGAAAAATTCTCCTCTTCTTTAGGAAAGCTTCAAGAAAAAATGCAAAAAGCTTTAGATTCAGGCGATGAAAAAGCTTTCGATAACGCAAAAAAAGATCTTCAAAGTCTCTTAGAAACATACTCCAAATCCGATTCTTCTATTGATGTTTTTAAAATGAGCTTCGACAAAGCACAGAAGAACATAAAAGATGGAGATAAGAGTTTATCTTCCGTCAAATCTGAAGTTGGTGATTTAGGTGAGACGCTGGCAGAAGCAGGTAATGAGGCAGAAGATTTTGGTAAGAAGCTAAAAGAAGCTCTGGATGCAAATAGTGTTGATGATATTAAGGCAGCTATTAAAGAAATGTCAGATGCTATGCAGTTCGATTCCGTTCAAGATGCCTTAAATGGGGATATTTTTAATAACACCAAAGATCAAGTAGCTCCTCTCAATGATCTTCTGGAAAAAATGGCTGAAGGTAAAAGTATTTCTGCAAATGATGCTAATACCCTTATTCAAAAAGATAAGGAACTTGCCAAGGCTATTAGCATCGAAAATGGCGTTGTGAAAATTAACCGTGATGAAGTTATCAAACAAAGAAAAGTTAAACTTGATGCTTATAACGACATGGTTACCTACAGCAATAAATTGATGAAAACAGAAGTTAACAACGCTATCAAAACTTTAAACGCTGATACCTTACGGATTGACAGCCTGAAAAAGCTACGAAAAGAACGAAAGCTTGATATGTCTGAGGCCGAACTGTCAGACCTAGAAGTTAAGTCAATTAATAATGTTGCAGATGCAAAAAAAGAACTTAAAAAGCTTGAAGAGAAAATGCTTCAACCTGGTGGATACTCCAATAGTCAAATTGAAGCAATGCAAAGCGTTAAATCAGCTTTAGAATCTTATATTTCTGCATCTGAAGAAGCCACCAGTACACAAGAAATGAATAAACAGGCACTTGTTGAAGCTGGAACATCATTGGAGAATTGGACAGATCAACAAGAAAAAGCCAATGAAGAAACCAAGACTTCCATGTATGTTGTTGATAAATACAAGGAAGCATTAGAAAAAGTTAATGCTGAGATTGACAAGCACAACAAGCAGGTCAATGATTATCCTAAATACTCTCAGAAATATCGAGATGCAATCAAGAAAGAAATTAAAGCACTTCAGCAAAAGAAAAAGCTTATGCAGGAACAAGCTAAGCTGCTTAAAGATCAAATTAAATCTGGTAACATTACTCAATACGGTATTGTAACCTCTACAACTTCTTCTGGCGGAACCCCCTCCTCAACTGGTGGTTCCTATTCAGGCAAGTACTCAAGCTACATAAATTCAGCAGCTAGTAAATACAATGTTGACCCTGCCCTTATTGCAGCTGTAATTCAGCAAGAATCAGGGTTTAATGCTAAAGCACGATCTGGTGTAGGTGCCATGGGATTAATGCAACTGATGCCAGCAACAGCGAAAAGCTTAGGAGTAAATAACGCTTACGATCCTTATCAAAATGTTATGGGTGGAACAAAGTACCTCGCCCAACAGCTTGAAAAGTTTGGCGGTAATGTTGAAAAAGCATTGGCTGCATATAATGCTGGGCCTGGTAACGTAATTAAATATGGTGGTATCCCTCCTTTTAAAGAAACACAGAATTACGTCAAGAAGATCATGGCCAACTACAGCAAATCCCTCTCCTCTGCCACTTCTTCAATCGCCAGCTATTATACAAATAATAGCGCTTTTAGGGTAAGCTCCAAATATGGACAACAGGAATCTGGTCTCCGCTCCTCCCCACATAAAGGAACTGATTTTGCTGCAAAAGCAGGTACAGCAATTAAATCTCTTCAAAGTGGTAAAGTCCAAATTGCTGGCTACAGTAAAACTGCAGGTAACTGGGTTGTTATTAAACAAGATGATGGAACAGTTGCCAAGTACATGCACATGCTTAACACTCCTTCTGTTAAAACAGGTCAATCAGTTAAAGCCGGTCAAACTATTGGTAAAGTTGGTAGCACAGGGAACTCAACTGGAAATCACCTTCATTTACAGATCGAACAAAATGGAAAAACAATCGATCCTGAAAAGTACATGCAAGGTATTGGAACTTCTATTTCAGATGCGTCACAAGCTGAGGCAGAACGGCAACAAGGGATAGCCCAGGCTAAATCTGATCTTCTCTCCCTTCAAGGAGATATAGATTCAGTCAATGATCAGATTCAAGAACTTCAGTATGAACTAGTTCAATCCAAACTCGATGAGTTTGATAAAAGAATTGGGGATTTTGATGTTCGGATAGCTAAAGATGAATCAATGGCTAACCGATACACTTCTGACAGCAAGGAATTCCGCAAATACACCTCTGATCAGAAAAAAGCTGTTGCAGAACAAGCTAAAATCCAACAACAAAAAGTTAATTGGATTCAAAAAGAAATAAAAACAAATAAAGCATTGAACTCCGCTCAACGTGCCCAGCTTCAAGAAGAGCTTAAACAAGCCAAACTAGATTTAATTTCTGTTCAAGATCAGGTTCGTGAGCTACAGAAGCAACTTGTCCAATCTAAAGTTGATGAGACGCTTAAGTCAATTGAAAAGTCATCTTCTAAAACCCAAGGGAAAATTAAAGATGTTGATAATAAAATTTCAATGACTGAAGAAGATGAGGACAAGGTTAAGTACTATAGCAAACAGATAAAGCTCATTCAGCAACAACAAAAGGAAGCCAAAAAATATATCAAACAGCTTGAAGAGCAAAAGAAAGCTGCGAAAGGTTTCCCTGACATCCAGGAACAGATCACTGAAGAAATCGAAAACTGGAAAGATAAACAGAAAGATTTTAACCTTGAGCTTTATAACACCAAGAAGTCGATCAAGGATATTTATAAATCATTGGCTGATGAAGTTGTATCCATCTACAAAGAGATGTACGAAAAAATGCGGGATATTGAGTTAGAAGCCCATCAGAAAGCGACACAAGATAAGATTGATGAGATCGACAAAGAAGACGAAGAAGCTAAATATCAAAAGGAATTGAAGGAGAAAAACCAAGCAATACAGGAAACAAAAGATAAGATCAGTAAACTTTCCATGGACGACTCCTCTGAGGCTAAATCACAAGTCAAAGACCTAGAGAAACAACTTCAAGAACAACAGGAGGCTTTGGATGAGTATATAAAAGATCGTAGCAACACAAAACGGAAAGAAGCCCTTCAAGATCAGCTTGATAAAGATGAAGAATCAATTAACAACAAGTACGATGACCTGGTAAATGATGAACGAGCATTCAAAAAGCTTGAAGATAAGCTTATGGATGGTAAAATCACTGATATCGCTAAACAGCTTAATGAATTCACCAAGTTCATTAACGAGAATATGAAGTCGATTGGGAAAAGTATTTCCAATAACTTGATTGATAAGCTTAAGGACGCTGCCAGTGCATTAAATACCGTTACAACTGGAAATACAACAGGTAAAAAGGTGTCATCATTTGCTTCTGGAGGATATACAGGCACAGGACTTGGAGCAGGAAAGCTTGCATTCTTACATGACAAGGAACTTATTTTAAACAAGACAGATACTGAAAACATGCTGGAAGCTGTGAAACAAGTTCGTCAAACGTCCACTGACAATTCAGTAAAGACTACCTCTAAATGGGGTCAACCTGATAAAATTTCAGATGTTTTAAGTAAGAGTATTTCTCTTGTTACACCAGCAATGAACGCTGCAGTTGCTAGTCAAACAAGTCTAACTAAAGGCTTAATTCCAACTCTTAAGAACTTCTCGACACCTACTGTAACCCCTTCTACACCTCAAGGAAATACATCAAACAATCAGAACTCATTCACAATTAATGTAACAGAAGCTAGTAATGCTAAAGAAACTGCAAGCTTAGTGTACAAACAATTAGCAAATGGTCTTAAAAATACTGGACTGAATTTCAACATAACATGAGTCGGCTAAAGCCGGCTCTTTTTATATTGGGGGTGAAAAATTGATTAGACAGAGCCAATATTTCCTGTTTGACAACGAAAAGTCCATTGACTACGGAGTGGAAAACGTTAATACAGAGTCTGGGTTAGTTGAGGAATCTTTTTTGGGTTCACGATCAGTTAATGAAACTTATGTAAAAGGAAGATCAGAGCCGTACACTGAAGGTGTCAAAAGAGAAGCAAAACAATTTCCTTTAAACTTTTATGTTGGTGAAAATTATGATGAGAAAAAAATAAGAGCAATTAAGCGCTGGCTAGATGTTGATGATTACAAGCCCTTAGCTTTCAGTGAAAATTTAGACATTGTGTATTATGCAATGCCCGTAGATACCAGTGATCTAGTCCATAATGCGGCTAGACATGGATATGTTCGTTTGACAATGAAATGCAACTCCCCTTATGCATATAGTCGAAACACCAGTACTCATTCCTTTGATATATCATCAGGAATGAAAACCATTGAACTCCATAACAAAGGCGATGTTGCGATTTACCCTACTGTTGAAATTCTTAAAATTGGCGACGGCGATGTAAAAATCGAGAACCTGAGTGATTATACTGATCCCTTTATATTCAGCAATCTAAAAGACAGAGAAATTGTTAAAGTGAATGGTGAAAAAGAAATAATCGAGTCGTCTTTATATGGGAATGAAAGATATGATGATTTCAATGACAATTATATTAGATTGGATTACGGAAAAAATCGATTAAAAGTGACCGGAAAATGCAAACTGAGATTCACTTTCAGATTTAAGTATCGGTAAGAAGGTGAAAAATTGATAACTATTCGCAAGGATACAGAGATAAAAAACATACGCTTATCCCTTGCTAAGCCAGATAAGACTAAAATAGCCAACATTGATGAAGTTCTGAATCCAACTGTAACTTTAAATCATGGAAGCAGCGTTCACGAACTCTCCTTCTCTATTCCGCTTAAGGCCACCTATGATGGGGTCATTAAAAGGAATCATGTTGTAGATTTACTAAAACCCTGGTACCTAATTAAAACTGAGTTCTATGGGCTTGCGATTTGGTTTATTATCACAAAAAGAACCAAGTCTTTCAGCAGTGAAATGGATACTGTACAAGTTGAGTGTAGATCTCTTCAACATGAATTGAGCAGAATAAGCGTTCTTAAATATGAGGAGACATCTAAAAATCTGCAGGAAGTAGTTACAGACTGTTTAAAGAATACCAGTTGGACGGTTGGATACATAGATACTCTCTTTAACGTAAAACGAAGACAGTTTGATGTATCATCAACTAACAAGCTTGATTTTTTATATTCAATCTGCGAGAAGTTCGATGCAGTTCCAGTCTTTGATACATTAAAAGAAACTGTAAGCTTTTATAAAGAATCAGACATTTCGAAATACAAAGGCCTCAAACTGAACCCTCGGCAATATATGATTAGCATGGACGATTCTGATGATGCAGACGAATTGGTAACAAGACTGTATGCTACTGGAAAAGATGGCATAAGTATTAATTCAGTGAACCCGACTGGTCAATCGTACATTGATGATTTCTCTTATTTCCTCTTCCCCTTTCAACGTGACGAACAACGAAATGTAATTTCCCACAGTGCCTATATGCCAGATGAACTTTGTCATGCAATTCTTGATTATAATGATCTTGTTAATAGCGAAGGAAATGCGTTTAATAAACTTCTCACCCAAAAGAACGAAGCTGAAACTGGTTTAACCGAATTGAATAATGAGCTTTACACACTTGATCTAGAAGTCCAAAAGTTATTAGATCGAATTGAAGTTGCGAAGAAAGCTGGAGATGACACAAGTCAACTAAAAGCTCAACTTGCCGTAAAGCAGAAAGCAGTTGCAGAAAAGAAAAACCAAATTGCTACGATTGAATCAACAATTTCTCAAATATCTGCTTCAATTTCTAAGCTTAAAGAAAAGCTTTCTTTTGAGAACAATTTTAGTGAAAATCAGCAAAAACTGCTCTCACGTTTCATTTCGACAACTGAGTGGTCAAATGACAGCATCTATGATGAGAATGAACTTTATGATGATGCCAACGAAGAACTCGAAAGTCGTAATACACCGCCAGTGAATGTAACACTCGATATTGTAAACTTTTTTAACTGTATTAGTGAAAAACATAACTGGGATAGGTTCAGTTTGGGAGACATAGTACGAGTTCAACAGAGTGATTTAAATACCGATATTAAAGCCATTCTTTCAGCAATAACAATTGATTTTGAACAATCAAATATTAGTGTCACAGTTACAAATGGAAAAAGAGTTCAATCTGATTTTGAGAAAGTCATTAAGACCGTTTACAGAACAAACAAAATAAGTACTGAATTAAACAAAAGAAAGATTGAATGGGACAAAGCAACTGAAAACTTCAATATTCGAAATGACAGAATCTCAGTGCAGCCAGCACCCCCTGTTATTGCTTCTGACGGCACGGCAATTACCCATAAGGTAAATGATAACGGGTCAGTTGATATTACCATTCAGTGGAACTATGTTGATTCCAATGAAGACAAATACAACATTGATGGGTTTGAGGTTTACTTACACGGTAGTGATGACAATGAGGAGTACACATTTGGCTCTGTGCAAGCTAGTGAAAATTTACAAAATGTTAAATATGACAGGCGAACAGCTACTTTTACCGGATTGCCTTCAAATATGTACTATACAATTGGTGTTCAAGCATATCGAAGAGTAGATGCGGATATCGATATTAATCAAATTCTTCTTTCGGATATAGTTAAGTCAAATCATCCTTCTGAAAACCCCTACCTCCCTACTCCTTCAATTGAAGTAAAAGGAAGCCTTAGTGGAAAAGTTAATGGTCTTTATACAATTTCCACGGAATCTAAGCCAGAATATCCAGAGACAGGAACAATTTGGATTGACCCAAAGACTAATAAACAGGAACTGTTTAACGGAGAGGAATGGATTGTTTCATCTGCTGGTTCAGCAGACTCTCTGAATGGTTTTACAGCTTCATTAACCACCTCACCAAACTCTATACCAGTACGTGATCAATCAGGGGTCATTAGTGGCTCAATAGATGGAAATGCAGAGATGTTAGGTGGACGAGCAGCTTCTGACTATGCATTAACTGAAAATATCCCCGTTCCTCCCAAGTTTGCTAAAGGTGTTTACACAGGAGACGGCACTTTAAGTAAACAAATTCCGCTTGCCTTTACCCCCGATTTAGTTAAAATAACTCCGATTTCACCTGAAGACAGTCAACTAGTAATTGAAAGTCAATTGGGGGGCTATGCCTATCAAGTTACTTCAACCGGACTTTCCCTTATTGGAGGAGATTTAAGCTATGGTGCTTTGGGAAACAACCTTTTTATCACAGGCTCAGATAGTAGCTGCAGAGGAAATAAATTAAACGTTAAATATATCTGGGAAGCTTACCAACAAAATTAACGGAGGTGATTAAACTGGCTGATTTTGCTGAATTATATAATGACCCAATTTTAAGTAAAAAGAGAATAGGTTCTGTTGAAGACCCGTATCTAACTTATAGCGAGACATTAACTGTATACAACGGAAGAGCACTCCTAACTGAGATTCCTAACAGAGAGTTTCGTGTAGAAGTTATTGGAGATGAGAAGGAATGGCGAGAAATTGAAGATGGTGAACTAGAAGACAATTATTTTAAGGTTGACTACCTTATGGGAGTTGTCTTTTTTAATGCTTCAAATGAAGGGAAATCGCTAACCTTTAATTATAGTGGTGAAGGAGCTTCCTTCTTCCCTGCCTCTCGAATTTGGATTAAACGCCAAGGCAATATGGTTATTGAGACTCTACAAGGACTTATCGATGATGCTGAAGACACAATAATTCGGATGAATGAGCGAATTGCTGAATGTGAACGAGTAACAAAACGATGCATCGAAATAACAAACTGGTGTAGACAAGCAACTTCTGATTACGAGTATGTAGTTGAGAACACTAGAAAAATATATTTGCCGATGGTTTATACATATCAAGATTTAATGGATACTTACCCAAATCCTCAAATTGGGTGGGTTGTTACTATTCGAGATACCGGTATTGAATATCGCTGGGATGGTTTTGACTGGATTAATATTAGCATTTCAGACCAATTCGATGGTTATAACGTTGTTTCAAGTTATATTGAACCTTACAATATTCGAACAGTGTGGCTGAGGACAAATAGCCCGCCTAGCAAAAAAAGAGTAAAACCTTCTAAAGATGCACCTGACGGTAGCATGGTTTGGATAAGGAAAGGATAAGGAGGAACATTATTGAGTGACAATCTAATTCCAGTAAATACAATGGGCTATTATGATGAAGAAACCAAACAATGGATACCTATTGACGCTGTAGCTTTAAAATCAGAGAATTATAGGTTTACTGCAGATGACATCAGTCAAAAATTTAATAAAATTGGCGATATAGACGCTATTAAAGCCACAGGAAACACACTGTCTGAAAAGATTATTAATGAATTTAATTATAGAGGAATCAATATTTCCTGGTTAGGAGCCAAAGGCGATGGGACAACTGATGACTCTAGTGTGTTTTCTTCCATAGAATCGACTTACCAAGATAAAGTGTTTGATTTGGCAGGTAAAACATATGTCGTTAATAGCTTTCCGAATAAAAATAAATACTTGAACGGTTACTTTATCATTGACGGAAATAAATATTTCTCTGGATATGTATCATCGTTTCAAACAGGAAATTCAAATATCATCATCGGGAACAATGCTGCTAAAAACTTCCGACCAGGAGATCAATATAAAGGTATTGCAGGTCATAATATTATCGCTATCGGTGAAAATGCACTTTCAAATGCAAGTGAATACACTAAAAACACTACAGCAATAGGAGCCGGAGCACTATTTAATAATAAATATGGCGTTTATAACTTGGCCATTGGTTTACAAAGTCAATATTATGTTACCGGTGTACAAGGAGATGCTTTCAAAGGGACTCGGAATACATCTGTGGGCGATAATTCTATGCGCTTTAACAAAGACGGGTATTCTAACGTCGCTATGGGTAGAAACGCTTTACAGACAAATGAAAAGAGTCTTTGGAACACTGCTTTAGGTGCTGCTGCAATGTCTGGGTATGCCCCATTAAACCTGGACAGTAAAACAATTATAAATAATTCCCCTCAAACTGCCGGATACCAAGTTGCAGTCGGAACTAACTCCCTTTATTGGTCAAATGGAATTGGCAATGTGGGAGTGGGAGTAAACGCTGGACGGGAAATTAAAAATAGTCAGCGGAACGTTGCAATGGGTTACTATGCTATGAGTCAACTCGATTCTGATGTCTCATTCGAAGGAAAGCAAAGATTCTTCCCTAGTATTCAAGCAGGATACACTTGGATAGGTCAAGACATCACCCTTACACATATTGGTCACACCTTTATTGTTGGCCAGAACTTGTCTTTAGCATTAGATGGTGGAGAGAAGTTTTCTACTACGGTTAAGAGCATCACTGTGGATACCTTCACAGTAAGCACTACACAGACCGCCCAGAATGAAATCTCTGGTATGGCTCAAGTGTCAGAGTATTACACGACTACTGGAACTTACGTATGGAAAGACAATAATATTCAAGTCTCCATGGGGAATCATCCTTTCCAAAATGGATATAAAGTTTTAATGTCAGTAGGTGGACGGGAAGCTATTTACTTTACTGTCGCTAATTCGACATCCTCTGGTTTCACTGTCTCTACAGATATTATCGGAGATGAATCAGGCGCAGTAAAAATCACAGAGTACTCCGACACTACACCAATGGCAGTTAATTATGATAATACAGCTATTGGTGTAAAGGCTGCATGGAAAATGAAAAAAGGTAGTTTTAACACTGCTATCGGTGGTCTTTCACTCGAAAACAACAAAGGCGATTATAACACTGCACTTGGCTACATGGCTCTTAAAAATAACACTACAGGAAATCAAAACACTGCATTAGGATATGGTGCATTAAGATTCACAACTGGTGGAGATGAAATGAAAGATATAAGCAACTCTACCGGCGTTGGTTTCAATTCAAGGGTTTCTGGAAGCAATCAGATTCAACTTGGTGATGGAAATTCTACTCCATACTCATTTAATGCACTGCAAAATAGGTCTGACCTCCGTGATAAAGCAGATATTCGAGACACAGTACTAGGCCTAGATTTCATAAATAAAGTCAGACCTGTTGATTATAAATGGGACATACGTGATGAGTATGTTGAAATTAAAGAAGATGGTACAGTAATCACCCATGAGCGAGACGGTTCTAAAAAGAAAAATAGATATCATCACGGTGTTATCGCCCAAGAAATTCAAAAGGTAATTGAAGCTGAAGGTATCGATTTTGGTGGTTTCCAACACCATGAACTTTCTGGTGGCGAAGATGTAATGTCAATTGGTTATACAGAATTTATTGCTCCTCTAATCAAGGCTGTACAAGAGCTTTCAGCAAAAGTTGAAGAGCAAGCAAAAGAAATAGCCGCTCTTAAGAAAGCATAATAAATTTTATGTATTTCTTTTAGGAGGTGGTTATGTTCTAGATAAAATATAGATTTTATTCAAAATACATACTTGAAAGACAGAGATAACAAGAGCATACGTGAGATAAAGAGAGATTGGGTTTAGTCCCCTTCTCTCTTTTTTGTGCTCAAATTTAATTATTAGGTGGATAGATGGCAAGAAAGATATCAGATTATCATTTAAAAAAACGTGAAGAAACTCAAAAGAAATTTATTGATTTATTAGCTCAGAATAACTACATTCACATTTCTGGAGACATGGTAAATTCAAAAACAAAGGTGAAAGTCAGATGTCCACATAATCACACATGGCAAGTAAATTACGAACACTTTAAAAAAGGTACTCGTTGTCCAGAATGTAGGATAATTGAAGGCTCCCTTAAAAAAAGGCTTAACTTAAGTACTGTGAAAAGTAGATATGCCCTTAAAGGCTATGAGATTTTAAGCACCTATAAAAACTGTCATTCTAAACTAAAAGCTAAGTGCCCTGAAGGACATATATGGGAGCACCTTCCCAGCAACTTCTTTAAAGGTGAAGAGTGTTTTCAATGTAAAGGTGCTAAAAAATACACTGTTGAATGTGCACAAGCAGCTTTTTCTGATCGTGGGTTTATCCCTTTATTCGATACATACCATCACAATAAAGAAAATCTCCCTTTTCTATGCAAGGAACATATAGACTTAGGAGTTCAATATGCTCCACTTCATAACATGGTAAGAGGTTTAGCAAACTGCAGAAAGTGTTATTTACTTCTTTTCACAGGCGAAAATAGCTCTAGATGGAAAGGCGGTATTTCTCCTTTAAATAAAACTTTAAGAGAAGCTGTTTATGAAGTTTGGACTAAACCCTCATTAGAGAAATATTCATTTAAATGTGCAATAACAAACTCTACAAAAGACCTTCATGTGCACCACTATAAAAAGAATTTTAGCGAGATTGTTAAAGAAACACTGAGCAATTTAAGTTTTGAACCGCAGTCTAAAATTGGCGATTTTACTGTCAATGAGCTTGAGCAAATTAAAAATGAATGTGTAAGACTTCATTTGAATTATGGACTCGGAATTCCTCTAACTAAAAAAATCCACAATCTTTTCCATGAAATTTATGGAACATCCAACAATAATGAGATTCAATTAAACGAGTTTCGAAATCGCTATGAAAATGGTGAATTCGAGGCTCTTTTTTAATTAGAAATTAAGGAGATGTTTTTATGTCAGTTTTCACTAATAGCTACATTCCAGTCAATAAGTATACTAGACCAGGTTTGAAATTACAGGGGGTGAAAAAATGCGTCCTCCACTATACAGCCAATCCGGGTGCCGGGGCAGACAATCACCGAAGATATTTTAGCAATGCGCAAGTTTATGCGTCAGCTCACATTTTCGTTGATAAAACTGAAGCAATTTGTATCATTCCGTTAAATGAAGTAGCTTACCATGCTAATGATATTCAGCAAAGAGATAGTGCCGGAAATCCTTATCGAGGAGTTGCTGCGCTGAAACCTAATGCTAACTTTCTTTCTATTGGAGTTGAAATGTGCCTTGAAAAAGACGGTTCATTCCATTCAGATACAGTTGAAAGAACTGAGGATGTGTTCGTTGAATTATGTAATAAGTTTGGTTTAGATCCTATTGATGATATTGTTCGTCATTATGACATCACCCATAAGAATTGCCCTGCACCATGGGTATCTAACAGCCAAAAATTTGTAGACTTTAAAAATCGAGTAAAGGCAAAAATGTCAGGCAAATCTGTTTCAAAAGCTTCTCCAACTAAACCAACAACCTCCTCCCCTTCCACTTCCTCAGCAGCAAGTGGTTCTCTTAAATCAAAAGTTAACGGTCTTCGTTTCTATTCAAAACCATCTTGGGAAGATAAAGATGTTGTCGGTACAGTAAATAAAGGCATTGGATTTCCTACAGTTGTTGAGAAAGTTAAAGTTGGCACTGCGCATCAATACAAAGTTAAGAACTCTAAAGGCGCTACATATTACATCACTGCTTCTGATAAATATGTTGATGTTACAGGATCAATTAAAACCTCTTCCTCTGCCCCAAAAACAGCATCAACTTCTTCAAACTCCTCATCTATTAAATCCGTGGGAAAAATCAAAATTGTTGGTGTATCAAGCGCAGCAATCGTAATGGACAAACCTGATCGAAATAGTTCAAAAAATATTGGCACAGTCAAGCTTGGAAGCATTATTTCAATTTCTGGTTCAGTTAAAGGTAAAAACAATTCCAAAGGTTACTGGGAAGTTATTTATAACGGTAAACGCGGATACATCTCAGGACAGTTCGGTTCAAAAATCTAATTATATTCAATTATCTCGGAGGGTATTTGTTGATCTAATGTATCAGTGACTATCCTCTAAATTTTAGGAGGTGATGTAATGTCACCTTTCTATATTCATTAAAGGTTGGTGACAAATGGATAACTTTGAGCAAAGCACCATTTCAAGATTAAGTGCACTAGAAGAAAAAGCAAAACACACTAATAACAAGATTGACTCTCTTGAAGAAAGAACAAATGTTATCGGTCGTATAGCTACACTTGTTGAGCAACAAGTCGAAATTAACAAAGACTCTCAAGCACAATCAAGAGAACAGTTCAGTACTCTTAACGAAATGAGTAACAGTTTAAAAAATCTAAGCAAATCATATGAAAAACTGGACAATCGAGTTGAAATATTGGAACGCTCTGATTCTACTCGTAAAATTGATCCCTCACAGTTTACTAAAGACCTTGTATTCAAGGTGCTACCAAGTGTGATTGCAACTATTGTCGGTGCATGGTTGCTCATACATTTTGGCCTTAAATAAAATCAACAGGAGACGATTAAATGACTAAAATCAACTGGAAAGTAAGACTGAAAAAGAAGACATTTCTTGTTGCAATTTTCTCTGCAACGCTGTTATTTGTACAAGCAATTGCCTCTGCTTTTGGGTATGACTTAACTGTATTTGGTGACAATTTGACAGAGAAATTTAATGCACTTCTAACATTTTTAACTGCAATGGGTATCATTGTTGACCCAACAACTCAAGGTATTTCTGATAGTGAACAAGCAATGGATTATGATTCACCGAGATAAAACCCCTACCCTTCTCTTAATCGAGGAGGGTATTTTTTTCGTTATTTAAGATAACATTAATCTTCCTTATTCATTTAAATATGATAAAATATTACATATTTAGATATTTAATATAGGAGGGCTTGTGTTGGAGCAGATGATCTCTTCTTCTAAAGTTGGAGTGAAAATAAATGAGTGGTATAAATACATAAGATTATTTAGTGTCCCAGATTCGGAAATATTGAAAGCTGAGGTCGAGGAAGAAATAAGGCATATGAAAGAAGATCAAGATTTATTGCTGTACTATTCTCTCATGTGTTTTCGCCATCAGCTGATGCTGGACTACCTTGAACCAAAAACATTGAACGAAAAACGACCTAAAATTTCAGACTTATTAGAAAAGATCGAAAGTAGTCAAACTGATTTGAAAGGGATTCTTGAATATTATTTTAACTTTTTCCGGGGAATGTATGAATTTGAACAATACGAATATCTTAATGCCATAAGCTTCTATAAGCAAGCCGAGAGAAAATTATCACTTGTTGCAGATGAAATTGAAAGAGCTGAATTCCACTATAAAGTTGCAGAAATTTATTATCATATGAAGCAAACACATATGTCGATGCACCACATTGTTCAAGCAATCGATAGTTATAAAGCACATGAAAACTACACTGTAAGAGTTATTCAATGCTCATTTGTTATCGGACTGAACTATTTGGATATGGACTACCCTGAAAAAGCGATCCCTCATTTTAAAGATGCTCTAGATAAAGCAAGAGAAATCGATATGTCACGATTAATCGGATCATCTCTTTACAATCTCGGCTTATGTTCCTTTGCTGAGGAAGCTTATGAAAAGGCATCTGAGTACTTCAAGGAGGGCATTAGAGTATATCAGGATAATGGGTATGAACATTCAAATCGCATATTAGATATCTTACTTATGTTGACAAAAACCACTTTTAAAATGAGAAATCACTCCGAGGGAATTTCTTGGTGTGCACACGGTCTGTCTTTGTCCAAAAATTTAAACGATGAGATTATGGTAAAAATGTTTGAATTCATTCATGCCTTATATGTAGATAATGACAATGAAAAATTAAATTCAATTCTAAATTATTTAGAATTAAAGTCAATGCTTTCAGACGTGGAGGATTTAGCATCAGATGCAGCGAAGTATTACAATGAAAAAGAAGACCATAAAGTGGCTGTTGCTTATTATGAAAAAGTGCTTTATGCCCGTAAACAAATTCAGAGAGGGGATTGTCTTTATGAAACTTAAGCATGCATCTGTCTTTATTTTAGCCATTGTTTTAATTGGATTTGTAAGCACTTATTTAACTAACACTCAAAAAGATGTCCAAGAAGCACGCAGAGGACATACAGCCAGTATTGGTTTTACTGATGGTCATTCGTATGAAATTGCAAGCAGAGGACATACTTCTTAATATGTTTTTCTTATCCCCCCTCCAAATTGAGGGGGTTATTTTTATGATTTATGTCCCCCAGTAAGTCCAGCTCTGTAAAGTGCAGTTCCTGCAGATGTATAAGAAACTGCTCTCAGAATCGCTTTTGATCCATATTTGCTTCTAATCCCATCCATGACAAACCCAAGTTTCCTTCTCTTTTCATTATCCACTTCAAATAAACTCAACTGTTGATTAACATCATCCTCAATATTTGATAACGTAACTGAGATACTTCTCACTGTTTTTCCCGAGTAAAACTTATTAAAAAGCATCAAGCAACATCTATAAATGTCCATTGTGATATTTGTGGGAAGATCAATTGTTTTGGATCGATGAAATCCGCCACCAAGCTCATCTTTACTGTAACCAATTCCCAGGCTGATTGTTCGACCAACTTTGTTGTGTGTACGTGCCCTTCTTGCGACTTCTTCACAAATCTCCAGAAGAACCGCCTTAATCTCTTCACTCCTTGTGTAATCCCTCAGTAAAATCTGACTCTTACCGAAACTAATCTGACCTTGCATCAACGGAGCACCTATTTCTGATAAATCAATTCCGTGAGCATGGTAGTACAACTGGTTTCCCATTATTCCGAACTTCTTTTCAAGCATCTCTAAAGGAAATTTGGCTAACTGACCTACAGTCGATATTCCCATCCGATTTAGGTTTCTTTCCATCCTCCCTCCTATCCCCCACATTTTAGACAAAGGGCGAACCTTCCAGAGTTTATTTGGTACATCTTCATATCTCCAACGTGCAATGCCACTCTTTGTTTTCTTACTCTCCAGGTCAAGTGCAAGCTTACTGAGTAGCATATTGTCTCCAATACCAACTGTGCACATCAAACCAAATTCTCTCCACATGCTGCTTTGGATTGCTTTGGCCATTTCTTCAGGATCTTCTTTTCCTGCATCTAAAAAAGATTCATCAATTGAATACGTGTGGACACATTTCTCAGGAACAAATCTGTAAAACAGCTTTGTAATTTCAGTCGAAACTCTGATGAAAAGCTTCATTTGTGGATTTACAATGTGTATTCTTGGATCTTCAGGTATCTCAAAAAGTCTCGATCCTGTTTTGATTCCAAAATCTTTTTTAAGTGCAGGAGATGCAGCTAACACTACACTTCCCTGTCTCTCCGTATTCCCTACAACAGCAAGATAGCATGTTAAAGGATTAAGCCCCATTGTTACAGCCGATACAGAAGCATAAAACGATTTCATATCGACACAAAGTATATTCTTTCGTGGAAATTGTGAGTAATCAATCATTGTATGTAACTCCTATGATGTTATTCATGTTGATATAAACTGTATTGTCGTTCTGGTCTTTTACGTGAAGCTTTTGTTGTTCAAAATTAATGTAATGAACTCTGCCGGTGATATTTTCAACAAATCCATTGTTAAAGAGTTTGAATTTCAACTCTTTATTAAATTCAAGTGCCTCAGAGACGAGAAGATCCATCTCTTCAATTTGTTGGTCATCTAAGGATGGTTTTTCAATTTTTGATACATTAATCAAATCTTGTTTAAGTTGTGTTAAATGTTCTGAAAGCATCATTGATGTCCATTTGATTGTTCCTCGATCCCTAAGCAT